TGCTCTGTGACATTCAACAATAACATGAACATCTTCATTCATCATGTCCTGTCCAACATCAAGATACAGTCTATCCTGTCTCATGTTAAATCTAAACTGAACAAAAGCACCATTGTTAAGCACCATGTCCATAGTCTCCATCCAAGTCTTAACCATATAATAGTTAAGGAAGTCAAGAGAACCTACAGCATATAAGTCATTCAAGAAGATTTGATACTCAATACCAAATAGGTTATTCCTTACAGCATTACTTGCAAGACCAAAGACTTTAGATACACCAACAACATCTGCTGGCATCTCAAGATACTTATCTCTTGTTTTCCATTCAGTTGTATTGGGAGCAGTACCAACTGTAGTAGTTGTATCTTGACCAGAAAGTCTTGTCATATCATCAGCAGTCAAAAGATGCTTCATATATGCAAGTTCAACACCATCATAATGACGCATACGATAATATTGAAGAGCATCATCAATTGAGTCCTCAATCTGATCGTCATCCACATTAACTTCTAGAACTGGGAATCCCAGCTTACGCAAACAATAATCTTTTAGTTGCGTTCTACTGGCAGGTTCAGCCATACCCTACACCTATAATTTCCTAGAGGTATTTATTCCATTACCACGTTGCAGATAATTCATCTGGCATTTTAGGAAATGGAGTTGTCTCATAATCTACAAATTCATCTGGGAGATCACGTAACTTCTGACGATATTCTTTCCATTCATCAGCAATTGGTTTTCCAGTCTCCATCTGCCTTACAACCATCCAATCAGTTTTTACTAACTTAGAAAAACATCTCTCTTTAACAAAATCAATTATTTCAAGTTTTTGATCTTCTTTAGGAGAAATTAATTCATCATTAATATATTTCCAACCATGTTTCACATTTTTATGTGGACATAATACCCATTTCATTCCAGCAACATCATGGGGATCTTCACTTACTTCAACAACAGTATCCTCCTGAACCAATGCATATAGGCCAGGAGGATAGATTGTTTCTTTTTGTTCAACTTGTTCAACAACAGGTGAAGAGTCCTTCCCCTGTGGGGTATACACTACTTGTAATTTCATAATAAAGATCAGAATTTATTAACCGTAGTTCTCAACCATTACTACTCCACCCATTCCAGCGTTACCAGTGTTCTGACGAGCAGCACCTCCACCACCACCAGCACCGTAACCACCTAAGGAGTTACCTGTATGGTCATGGTTACCAGAGAAGTCTGACTTCTGTTTTGCCTGACAACCTCCACCCCAGTAGGATCCACCACCATTACCACCCCTTTGAGCATTAGCATTATAAGAGTTAGAGTAACCATTCATACCATGACCACCTCGTAGGTTCATATCACCAGATGATCCAATACCAGCTGTTGGCTTGTTTCCTTGGTTTGGAGGATATCCAGGTCCACCACCAGAAGCAGAACAGAAGTTACCGAAGGATGATGAGTTTCCACTACCTCCAGAAGACTCATCAGCACCACCATTACCACCATTACCAACAGTAAGAGAAACAGATGCTGTATTTGTAACATCAATAACCTTAATTGCAGTACCACCAGCAGATCCACCAGCACCAACGTCATCTGCGTCGTCACCAGCACAACCTGATCCACCGCCACCGCCACCAGTTACAAAGACTCTAATCTTAGTAACTCCAGCAGGTCTACTCCATGTTCCGTTTGAGGTGTAAACATCCATTGAATGTATTCCACCACCACCACCTGAACCAATTGCACTATAGGAAGAACCATCATTTGTGTATTCCCATTCATCATTTGTTTCATTCCAACGAAGTTCTACATTAGCAGATGTACCTCTTTCAATTGCAAGTCCAGCATTTTGTGATGGAGTACCAGCTTCATCACTATTAAGAGTTAAAATATTATCTCCAATATTAACTGTGTTACTATTGACAGTTGTTGTAGTACCGTTAACTGTTAAAGTACCAGTAATAGTAGCATTTCTTGTAACTGTAAGGTCTTGTCCAATTGTTACATCACTAGGAAGTCCAATTGTAACTGTCTGAGCACTACCAGTAGTCTCAATTTCATTTGCTGTACCAGCAACTACTAAGTTCTGAGTACCAACAACAGCAGATGCAGATCCAGAACCAGTTGTAAGTCCTAATGTTGGAGCAGCAGCAGAAGCATCAACATATGTCTTAACCGCTTTCTGGGTTGGAACCTTAACGTCACTATTCTGTGAAAGAGTTCCGTCTGTTGAGAATTCATCAATTGTTGCACCCAACTGAGCACCAATAGCACCTAGTCTCAATGTATCAAGACCAGTTAGGTCAAATGCGTTAGCATTCAATGTTGCCTTACCAGTTGACTGTTCAACCTTGAAGAAGTTACCAACCGCAAAGTTACCATCTTGGTCAGTAGAAACGTAGTAAACACGACCTGGGCGAGTCTCATCAATTTCCTGTGCAGGAACATTTGCCTGAGTAGGAAGATAAGGCCAATTAGTTGTTGTCCTGTTTCCTGTACCAACGTCTAGGAAGTCATGAGCAGTTAGACGTACCTGTGAATAGCGATAGCGAATCTTGAAGTTCTGTCCATCACCAGCAGCAATTACTTTCTCATCAGCAAGGTTTAGAATTGTAACACCAGTAGTATCTGTTGATACTGCTGTGATCTTCATAAACTCGTTGTCAAGTTTAATGTAATCATTGTTTCCAAAACTAACGTTTGAGGCCTTAACACGAACACCTGTTGAACTGTTGTCAAGATCAGCAATAGTCTCATCCTGAGTAGCAGACTTAGTACCAAGAATCTGAATAGGATCTCCAGAACTATGTGCAGCAGCAGTCGTACCTTCTTGAGCACGTTGAACTGTAACTGTATCTGCATCAACGAATGCTGTAATCTTGAACAACTCGTTACCAAGAACTAGATATCCATTAACGACCATTCCTGTTACAGCACCAACGTCCATATTGAACGGTGAAGATGCTCCAGAAGTGATGCTATTCTGCAATGTTGTTGCTGTAGCAGAAGTATCCCAATACTGAACTGCACTAACACCATCGTGTGCAGCAGCAGAAGAACCTAATTGTGCTCTGCTAACTGTTAATGTACCTCTACCATCAGCAGCAGTATAACTTGTACCAGAGATAACATAAGAACTAGCATCGTTGTTAGATCCGTTATCAACTAATTCAAGTGAACCACCCAACTCAGGACCAGTTGTCAAACCTTCAACAACCATTGTGAATCCTTTTGCACCAGTTACTGCATTAGCAGCAGCAAGAGTTGCAGTAGCACTTGAAGTTGCACCAGTAATTAATTCACCATTTTGGAATGTTCCCTTAACTGGGAGATAGTAGATTATATTTGCAGCAGCAGACTGATCATTTCTCAGTTCACCAATAGCACCTGATGTACCACCTGAAATTCTTTCTGTTGTCTGACTAAATGTACCAGATTTAGCACCAGCTGGATTGATAGTAAGACGCAAACCAGCAACTGTACCGTTTGTAGTTACCTCATTAGTATCAAATCCTCTAGCAAGGCAACCATACTTACCATAAGAAGAGTTACCAGATACAGCACGTATTCTACCACCTCCAGTTGAACAATATGAAATGTGATGGTAGTATGTGAAGGATGATACAACTTCAAGAGCAGCAGTACCCTTACAATAGAATCCCACACCGCCCTCTAGAACCTGCGTGAAGGCATCAAAACATGCCGACTTGAAGGATGGGGTAGGAGAGTTGTCAAAGTGCTTGTGGGCGTTTCCATCAATGTATGCGCCGATAGCAGCACTACCTATTGCAGAACAGTTCTGAATATATGGTGATTTCTGAACTGGTGAAGCAGGGTCAAGTTTTAGATATACACCCTTAATGGTTGCTCCATCTATATTCTTATCATCAGATCCATTAGGAACGAATCCTGCCAATCCACCCATTACCAAATCCTTAATAATGGTATGACTTCCAAGGAAGAACAGTGTTGCTTCGTTGTTGGATACAGCAGCTGCACTACTAATAGCAATTAATGTATTAGTAGAAGACGCATGTGACATATTGCTATTAGTAATAGCAGTAGTCATAACAGCAGCAAGAGTTGTTATTGTAGAAGTAACCTGAGCACACTTAGGTGAAGCAGTATCTGCTGTTCCTGAGTATGTCTTCTGAGTAATTACGTTACCTGTGGAAGCAGTAATATCTAATCCCTTAGCATACTTAATAGCATTATCTCTAATGTTATTAATTAAAATAGTATCTTGAGCTCCAACTCCTGTGATTGCAGTACCACCAACATAAGATGTAGCAAATTCATGAACCTTATCATTACCACCTGCTCTAACGTTGTGACCAAGATCTTCAGCAAAATCTTTCAAATATGCTTTAACTGTTGCTTCAACACCAGATGGATTAGAAGAGTTTGCTACAACATATGAATACCATGCTTCGTGAGCAAGGAATTCTGCGTTATTTGTAATTAAATCTCCACCATCTGCATGTTT